ATATAATCCCCTTTGTTTCTTTTGTCAAATACTTTTACCTCACCACCAGGTGTTACCATGATAGTAATTAATTTCTTAACAGGGATGCCAGTTAGTTCGTAGTAAGCAGCAGCATAAAAAGTCTCCTGAACAAAGTAATTCTCTAACCACTTCTCAGGTTTAATCTTCTCAGATGTTTTAAAATCTATAACTGCTAACTCGCCTTCATACTCCGCAATACAGTCAACTCTACCAGCAAGACCAAGGTACTCAGAGTAAAGGGTTCTTTCTATAGCGTGTATGTTATTTATCTTGTCCAGATATGGTGCTGCATGATGAAACATAAACTGGGTTGCTGGCCTAAAGTCATTCCAATCTATATCTTTATTAAGCATATAAAGTTCTACTGCCTCATGGAAATCAGTCCCACGAGTAGTAGCCTTCTTAGTAATCTTATTTGCTTCTTCTATACCAATTCTCTTTCGCCAGTTGATAAAGATCTGGCGATTATAAAAGGAAGTTACTGACGTAATAGAAGGAACCCACTGACCATCAGGCAACTCATAGAGTCTACAACCAGGAGTTTCTTTCTTTTTTAATTCAAGTTCACCTAAAAAATTACAATGATCAAAGGTCATAAATTAAGTTCCAGTTTTGAAAGTAAGTATTCTTTACACAATCCAGAACGAACAATATCTTCCACACCAAATTCAATAATGTCAACTGATGGCATTATTCTTAGAACTCGCATGAAATCACTGATACCATTCCTCTCATTCTGTTTAAGAAGGTCTGTCTGAGTTGCATCACCACAGAACATAATCTTGGTGTTCTCTCCTACCCTTGTTATTATACTATCTAACTCATGAAAATTCAAGTTTTGGAATTCATCTACTAATATAATAGCATTATCAAATGTTGTACCACGAATGAATGAGGTACTCCAGAAATCAATTGTTCCTTGAGTCTTAAGATTTGCATAGAGCATCTGGAAATCAGCTTCACTACGCATCTCAAACATATACTTTACCATATTCTTATAAGGAATCTGATAGAGTAATGACTTATCATCATGGTCACCAGGAAGGAATCCAATCTCTCTAGTAGCCACAAGAGACCTCACGATGTAGATCTTCTCATAAGGACTACTGGGATCTAATACATCTCCCAAGGCATTATACAGAGTAATAAATGTCTTACCAGTTCCTGCTGCACCATAGGCAACAAGATTCTTACCTTCAGCATAAGAATCAAATAGAATCTTCTGGTTATCGGTTAAGGGTTCTATATCCCTCAACATATCTGTATTGATTGGTTTCTTTCTTTTCATTTGCTTGGCTGTCATACCAACACCAATTGGGTCTGTTGTTTTCTTTTTTCTTGGCATACTAATCGTTCCCCTGTGTTGTACCAACATTCCTAGTTCTTGCTAATCTTCCAGAGATACCTCCAGATTTTTCAGCCTTCTTGAGGACTTCACCCCATCCAGGATTTTTATTAACAAGTTTATCTCTCCACTCACCAGTTTCTATTCCTAGAGCAGGTATAGTAGAAGGATCAGAGTAATCTCTTTCCCAATCTGGGTTATCAGTTTTCCACTGATCCCAAACATGGACACTCATTGAGACTTCTTTTTGTTCACCAGTTTGTTGATTAACGACAGGGTATGTTGCCATATGAATACAATAAGGTTTACGATTATTTAGGAAACCCAGTCAAGAGCTTCAGATACTGAAGGGAACTGGTCAATAAAGACTTTTCTACATGCCTCCGCAATCACCATATGCTCCTTCTGAGTGCCGTGTGCAGACCTTAAATTGATATAATGTATCCATGAACGACATGAACCAGTCATATAGATCCTAGTAGGAGTACAAAGTGGTAATACCATTCTAGCACACTCTTTAGCAACTCCAGCATCTAACATTTGGGTATAAAGACTCTTAGCAGAACTAAAGAGAGTGATCATCTGACGTTCAAATTTATCAACCATTTTAGAATCTAAATCATCAGTAGAATTCTGACGATTCTTTGTATCTTGCCTACGAAGTTCTGGTAATTCAATATCACCTAGATCATTACTGCTTGCATATCTCTGTGAAAACTCTTGGAACGTAAAACTTCTATGTCTTAATATCTGTGCAGCAATAGCTCTGGTAGTTTCTATTTCAAGAGTCATAGAAGATTGCTCAAAGACACTCCAATGATTATGCCTAATACAATACTTTAATAGTCCTGAATACTTTTCATTATCCTGATTAGATGGGTTAGATACTCTGGCAACATATGCCATAAGTTTCTCCGCATCAGGAGTAATAGTAACAAGTTTTACAGTCATTCATCATCCTCAAATACTTCATCATAGTCTTCTAATGAACTTACGTTCTGTTCATAATTCTCTTGCTTATAAGAGTCAACATCGGAATACATTTCCGTCTCTAGTTCTGCCACAATCTCTTTAAGAGCCATGACTAAGACTTTTAATTTTCCCTTATTCATTTATGCTTGAAATACTTATTGATTACTTCTACTTGATCCTGATACTTAGCAATGATATTTAATTCATTTTCTATTGCTTCAGTTATATCAGAATGTTCACCAATCCCTGCAGGATTAGTAAGATAAACTTCTACATTGGCAACATGCTTCTGTATGTCTCCTTGAGCATGTGCTAAGAGTGCTTTAATTAATTGGTCTCTCATAATCATTTCACCTTTGAATTTAATTATATAATAAAAAAGGGGGTATGTAAACCCCCCCTTATTATTCAGTTTAAGCAGTAACTAGTTTCTTAGAAACTTTAAGACCACGATACATTAGATCATGGTTTCTACGTGTTGCTGCTTCATCGAGTATAGATTTTGTATACTCTTCAGAGTCGTACTTGACTCCACGGTAAGTGACTTGTGCCATTGGCGTGTCCTCTGGATAGGGTGGTTAAGACCCCGTTCCTTCAGTCGGCATTTGCGTCTCAAATTCACATCCTTTCTCAGTTCCACTCTTAATGGTCTCAATTATATCAGACCTGAATTCAGCAGAAGGTGGTATCTTATTGATAATACCTTTTGCACTTGAACAAGTTAAAAGTGTAGCGAGTAGGAATTCCATGAGATGAACGATCCGTTCCGTGTCGGCTTACTTGCGACCTCTTCTGAGGTTGAACGATTGTGTTAATATTAACACAGGTATATTATATAGTCAAGTTTATTTGTATTTCATGAGACAGTTTCACAACTGTCTACCAAACTGATCCGTCAAATCTAGTTTTTTTACTTCTCCTAGATTAGATTTCTCTGCTTTCTTGATTCTTTTATACTCTTTAAGGATTTTATCTATTTCATTCTGAGATACCTTTACATTTAATTGATCAGCACCAGCATCAGGATCAGAAAACCCAAGTCCAGTGTCCTTTTTACTTTCCTTATCTTCTAGGTAATCATTAATTCCATTCTGAATATCTGCTTCAATGATATCATTAATCTGAGCTCTGAGTAACTCATCGTTATCTTTGTTTTTACTCATTAACCTTTCCTCTTCTTTCTTTTTGTAGGTGCTTTAACACCCCATAAATTAGGTCTGATATTACCATACCCATAATCAATCTTCTGCAATGCATCTTTACCATAACGATCATAATACATATCAAAAATATTCATCATCTTTTCAGAACGAGTTAAATCAATATAATTTTTACCATCAATAGTATACTTAACAATAAAAGCATCCGTAGGAAACTTTTTATCTTGAGATTTTTCTACTGTAGTTTTTTCTAAAATAATCTCACAAGAATATACTGAAGGATCAAAAGTCTTTTCAGGTTTCTTAAGCTCTTCCGTCACTTTCTTTTCAGTTTCAGTCGTAATTGTCATACTCTATTACCCCATGTGATGTCTGGATATGCTGCCTTGACAATATCAAGAGAAACATTATATAAATCAGTCAACTTCTTATCCTTAACCTTAACTAAAAGTTCTGCTTCTCTAGGATGAAGTCCCTGAAGTAGATTGATAAACATAACCTCTCTACGCATTCCATTGATATTATTATTACCACCTTCAACAAAATTATAAAGGTTTGTCCACTCTTTACGTAAAGATGTTTTGTTTCTACCATCTAAGTCTTGACCTGTAGCAGACTCCCCACCAGCAGCCTCTCTTGCAATATTATCTGATAAAGTTCCACTAAAGATCTGCTGCTGTTCACCATCACCATAAGGAACATCTCCTTCAGGCAATAGACTCTTTATACTATCATCAAAATTCCAGATCAAAATAGATTTAATACAATCATGTGCATAGTATTGCAATGCTTCTATCTTCTTTGGATTGGTTTTTTGTTTACCAACAAGATCCAATACCTCAAAAACAAAAGGATTAGTAGGCAAAGAATCTATACGTGGAGCACGAGGAGTCCTCTTCTTTGGTGCTGCTTTAGTCTTCTTCGTCGTTGTCTTCGTTGTTGTCATAATTGGTTTCAATTCTTAAGGCTAAAATTTCATCGGGAACTAATTGTCCATTGGCATCAAACATTTCTGGATGAGTGTATACCACTTGAGGAGTAG